TCAATGTAGACGAAGATATTGGTAACTACTCAAAAATAGCTCAAGATGTATACGAAAACGTTGCAGACGGGGGCCTTAACGTCGAGGCACTTCCCCGGCTAAAAGAGCGGGTCGCTAGCGGGATTGCGAAAAGTTCTCCGGGTGCCAGTCCGACAGAAGTAGCGGACCTCACAAACGAGTTTATAGGCCGGTACACAGCGGAGTACATTGTAACGTCTAGTACTGTAGAGACAGGCGCGACTATGACGGTGTACTCCGAAAAGTTTGGGAGAAACTTCAGCACCCCGGAAATAGGGATCAACCATGTTCAACTGGCTAATGCTCTAAAGACTAGTGACCCTGTTAAAAGCAGACAGATACGGGAGATTTTAAACTGGGACGGTAAAAAGCGTTATGAACTTTTGGAGGCTGTCGTTAGAATAGGAGCGAGGCTGAGTCAGACAAACGTAGCCGGAATAAACGCTCATATACCTAGCCTATCTCTCGATAGTATCTTATCTCGGGGGTATAACCTCAACCGAGAAGTGGTAAGCCCTCAATACACGGCGATAGAACTTATACTTCGCTCGAGTAGGGAGAGTGGTGCTCGCGCACTAGAGGCTATGTTGAATAACCCTGCGCTTGCCATTCGAGTTATGGAGGCTTTAGAAGATGGCGGCTTAGAGCAACTACGTAGGACAGAAGTAGATTTTAAGAACCTAATGCTGGCTGAAATTATAAGGCAAGAAAACGCCAACTCTTTCGCGACAGACAATATTTCCGGGAAGAGCTTCCTACTCAAACAACCCATCGCCCCTAATGAAGTTGATGAGGGCCTTGACTCTGTCATTAAAGCCGCCCCCACTCCATTTGCACAACCCCCTAAACCCACTCAGAAGGTTATTCAAAAAACAGGAATACCTGCAATAGATAAACTACGCGGCCTCGGCTTTAGATATTAACCCATAGGAAATATAAATGAAAACATATAGTAACCAACCTCGTAAACCGATGATGTACGGCGGTGTAGCCCCCAAGCCTAAGAAAAAGAAGATGATGTCTGGGGGACCTGCTACTCCTCCCCCCCGTACTGAGCAAGTTAACCCGAAAGGGCCCACTACAGTAGGTAGTATGCAAGGGGCGAGTAAAAAAGACGAGGATAGGCAACGGAGGGAAGAATTGGAACAAATGTACGAACAGCTTAAAGATAACCCGAAAGATGTAACTCGTATGAAAGAGATGGCCGCTAAAAACACCAAGGAAGGTATGATGATGCGTTCTGTCTTACAAAGCGCAGGTGTGGTTGAGTACTCGATGGGGGATAAGGAACAGTAAGGTTTCGATAATAATAACAATTCGCTACCGCACTTTGGGGCCCTACGGGGCCCCTTTTTTATGCGCGTTCTTCTTTGACTTTCCCTTGGAGATGCCGGAAGTAGTGTCGTACTACATCACCCACCCGGGGTCCATAATAAGGATCACCCAGTGAACGTAGGGCTCGTTCCATGCCAATAGTATCGACACAGTCGAGATTAAACTCGAGATTTCCATCACGGTTTAAGTCAATTGTGAAGTTGAGTAGTTGTGCTTTCTTTTCCATATCTCGTTTTGCATCAGGTTGTTACTCCGTTAGTTTTATCTCGCTCATACGGTTTTCTGAATTTCAGTTTGTTACTCAGATCATATATCATTCGGTGTGCATCTGCAAGTAGGTCAGGTTCCCCGATCATCGGGTTTGCCTCACACAAGTCTATCCGAACTTTAAGCCTGTTGAGCATATGGTGAATGTCGATGTCTTTCACGCGGCTTCCTCGACACTGGTCTTCACTTCAGGCCATCCCCACTCACCTACCATCCCATCCGCATTGTAGTCCGTCACAGTGCCCTCAAAGAAGTTCTTGTGGCTAGCCCCATTGATAATCCAATCGAGCCACGGCAGAGGGTTCTCCTTCACCTTCCAGTTTCCTTTGAGTCCGAGCATGATAAGTCTTCGGTCTGCGAGGTATCGGATGTACTTCTTGATGTCTTCTGCGCTGACACCTTCGATTTCTCCCATCTCGAACGCATTGTCGATAACTTTGTCTTCAAGTGCGACCCCATCTCGGAACATAGCGTAGATCTCTCTCTTGAAATCGTCCGTAACAATACGTGGATGTTCATCACAAAACTCCCTAAATAATCTGACCATACCTTCACAGTGCATACTCTCATCTCGTATGCTCCACTCCACAATCTCACACATACCCCGCATCTTTCCGTACCGCTGGTAGTTGAGCAACATCGCAAACGCACTGAAGAGGGCCATCCCCTCATTCATCACAGAACGTGCTATCGATTTCGCAATCCCTGAGTGGGAGTTCATATCGATCTCCCCCATGAAATCTACCTTTTCTGCCATCGCTTGGTACTCACGAAACGCAGAGAACTCCGACTCCGGCAACCCGAGAGTGTCATTGAGCAATGCGTAGGAACGCTGGTGTACAAACTCACGGTTCGCAAAGGACGTGAGCATCGCACGTATCTCATTGTTCTTTAGCTTCGGGATATAGTACTCGAGATAGTTTGTGCCTACCTGTACATCAGACTGCGTAAACAGCTTGAGGATCTGCGTGATGTGGTGCTTCTCCTGCGCGTTGAGCTTACCGCCCTGCCATTGAGCTACATCCTCCTGTAGTTTTGCCTCCCACTCTCCCCAATGAACTTTTTCGTGGGAGACTGCATACTCCACAGCCCACGGATACTTAAAAGGTTTGTAGACTTTTGATTCTTCTAGTATAGACATTTGTAGTCCTTGTTTTATTTGTCGGAAAAAAAAGGCTCCGAAGAGCCTGCAAAACATCGGGGATCAAGCCGATGCGTTAGGAGAAATTCTATATCCTTTAACCTATATTAGAGCGCCCCGTCTCTCTCGTCAACAATTTTAAGCCACAAGTTCTCGATAGGGGAAAGAAGTTTTTGCCAGACCACCTTACGGGGGCCGTATCCGTAGTCTCGATCTAAGGCGATCTCTTGGAACGTTCGCTTGTCGAGCCACCCTAGTATCTCTAGGACGGCTTCTTGGTCTGTGGGGCGTACTAGGACCGCTACGTCCGCTTTAAATGCCCGGAAGTCGTCAAAGATTAAATCGGCTGTGTTTTTTGTGCACTTCACATCGATTGCGATGTTCCCGGCCCACAGATCGATACCCCCGTCCGTTACGATGTTTAGAGTCGGTAACTTACAACCGAGAACTTTAGCAACTACGTACTCAGCCTTAAACCCGAGGACGTTTGACAACACCCTGTTTTCATCGGGGGTGTCGAGTCTCGGGGAGAGCTTTTGCATCTTACATATCTTTACGGTGTCTTGCCCGAGAATTTTGCACTCGTGCAACTCCTGCCTAGTTAATTGTATCTTCATCATCTACGCCCCCCTCTATTTGATCGTACATATCCATCAGCCCACTATAACACATCGGGCAGAGAGCGAAAGAAAGAACCCCTATGAAACCTTCCACTCCCCCCTCGTTCTCTATATCAAAGTTACCCGCGCATATATTACAGGTAGGGTTATCATCTACCCGTGACATGACAAGCATTCCTCGGCGTCTTGTAAAGCAACCCGCTCAACTGCAACCCCTACCTTGTCCGCATCAACCCCCGCATCTGAGCGGAGATAGTAGAGGGACTTCAGATTCTGCTTCCACGCCCGTAGATGAACTGAGTTCACGTAGGACTTAGGAGAGCCCGCCGGAAAGAAGAGGTTTACACTTTGGGCTTGACAGATGTATTGCTGTCTTTCTGCGGCGTGTTCAACGACAGCGCCCTGATCAATCTCATACGCAGTTTTAAATACTTCTTTCTCATCTTCCGAGAGGAACTCCAGATGCTGTACTGAACCCTGAGCCGCAACCACTGTCTTCCAAACAGACTCTTTATTATTACCTGTCTCATCTAAGAGTTCCTCGAGGTTAGGGTTTTTGACGAGATGAGCACCAGCGCGAGTACGATGGGTGTAAGCATTAGACTTAATAGGCTCAATAGAAGCACTACACCCACAGATAATAGAACTGTTAGCATTTGGAGCGACAGCAAGAAGGTGAGCGTTCCTACGTCCCGTGCCGCGCATATCAGGCGCTTCCCCTTTCTCTTCCCCAAGACGCATACTCTCCGCGTTAGCTTGCGCTTTAATGTCTGAAAAGATACGTTGATTAGCGAACTTCGCACTCAGTGCCTCCCAAGGAACCTTGTTCTTCTGTAGATAACCGTGCCAACCCATCGCGCCTAAGCCGAGAGATCTTTCTCGTTTTGCTGAATAGACAGCTTTGCTAAGTTCTTTTGGTGCATTCTGGATAAAGAACTCAAGGACGTTGTCCAGAAATCTGACCAAGTCTGCAACCATGTTTGTATCTCTCCACTCATCATACTGCTCGAGGTTGACTGAGGAGAGGCAACAGACTGCCGTTCTTTTTTCAGATGTTGCGAGAGTGATTTCACTACAGAGGTTAGACCCTCTAACTGTGAGTCCAAGCGCCTTCTGAGAATCTGGTAAGCCTCGGTTGGTGGTGTCGATGAAGTGCAAGTAAGGTGCGCCAGTTCTGAAACGAGCTTCAAGTATTCGTTCCCACAAGTCTCGAGCTTCGATTGAATCCCGGACACTTCCGTCACTAGGGTCGAGTAGTTGCCATTCTGTTCCATTCTCTACAGCCTCCATAAAAGCATCTGTGATATTTACTGCGTTAAACAGGTTGAAACATTTCCTATTAATGTCTCCACCCGTAGGTACTTTAAAGTTGATGAACTCAACGATGTCGGGGTGCGACACATCGAGATACGCCGCGTAAGAACCTTTACGTGTACGTCCCTGTTTCCAAGCAGTCATGCCGGAATCTACCACCTTCATAAAGGGGATAGGACCGGGGGCCTTATCGGAGACACCACGTACGTCAGACCAGTGTCCTCCGACACCTCCTCCTTTTACACTAAGCCAAGCGACTTCAGTATTGTGTGCAACGAGCGAGTCCAAATTATCACCAACATAAGTAAGGAAGCAAGAAATAGGTAGACCCTTAATCCTTTCTCCATCTCGGGGTGCGTTAGACAGTACAGGACTAGCAAACATAAACCACCGCCTGCTAGCATAGTCATAAATGCGTTGAGCAAATTTGTAATCTCCATCACAGTATGCAAGCGCCGCACGTGCAAAAGCTTCTTGCGGGCTCGACTCGTCCTCTAACATATAATAGTCCGTGAGCAACTTTAGTGCTTGATCACTAAACTCCTCGTCTCTGGAATAATCGATAGCGATCTTTCCATCGTACATTGCCTTCATGTTTTCTCCGTTAATTTTTTTTCTGCGAGAGCACTGTACCACTCTGCTTTGCCCACATTCATCAGGGGGGTGTCTTTATCGTTCACCCGTAGTAAATACTTTAGTGAGTTTCCGACGAGATAGCCAGTGAATTGTTCCGGCGTTAACACAGACTTAATAATATCGATAGCTTCCCAGTCTTTTTTCTTGTAGTGGGACGGGTTTTTCCAGTCGTTCACTGCACACTCCCGAAGTCTGCGCGGATCACATTCCCTTCCATGCTTTTGATACGAGCACGGTGCTCCTCTTTTAGTTCTTTTTCCGGGACGACTTCAGATAGTGCCTCCAACGTAACTCTTTCCAGTCCCATTTCGTATACGTCATCGAAGGTTTCGTGTACTGCTCCCAGAAGACCTTGAAGGATGATGTACGTAGGATCAACCACCTTCTCACCTTCAACTTCATTGTGAGTATCTTTAGTTGCATATGCACGTATAGAAAAGCTAGCTTCGTCGTCATCTTCATTGTCGTTAGGTTCCAGTACTATGTAGTACCGCCCCTTCAGCAGTCCTGCCTGTTCGAGAGCGGTGAGCATTTCAGGGTCTAATATTAAATCTGTCATTTAGTTTCTCCGAGCCACTCAGGGGGAATTTGCCCATTAGCCCATAATATGTCGTGCTTATCGCACCATGTCCCGTACGTTGTTTTACTCGTGCGGTTTAACTTATTAGAGGCTCTCAAGAAAAGCATCCGAATGTCAAGCGTAGGGTTCTGTTTAATCACCAGTAGCATCTTCTGTCTGTCGGCGGGACTAAAAAATCCCTTGGCCTCTACGAAGATACCCTGCTCTGGTAAATAAAAATCAGGAGTATAGACACGCGGCTTAGGTACGTAATGTATCTTGTGAACTTCGTACTCATATACTACTTTTCTTTCCGCGAGGTTCTTGGCTATATGTAGCTCGTAATCTGAGCGGAACCTGTGCCTCTGGGGTTTCATATTTTTATGAGCCCCTCTATTGTTCTAGATAGTCTCTCGTGTAACTTCGGGCTTGTCTGCTCTAAGTAAGCTAAGGCTGTCTCGTACTCCGCACCGGGAAATATAACGACACGTCCTTGGTTTAGCGCGTTAGCAATAACCACAAGTTCTGAGGTAGCCCTCTTACCGTCACGTTCCCATGTGTCGCTACTCAATGGTTTCCCGAAATGTTCCCACATGGTTAGCGGCAAACATCTCCCGAAGTTACGTGCCCAACGAGTCCAAGCGTCTCCCACCTTTTTGTCGGAGGCTTCTACGTAAACTGCGTGGGCTGACTCATTTAGATGGAGTAGTTGTCGATCCATTTTTTGCGAGATTAATAGCGACATTCGGGTCCTCCAGATTTGTTGTGCGTAGAGCGGCGAGAGCTTCCACTTTAGAGCCGAGGCCATACTCTTGTAGATCTAGCTGGCAGAAGACTCTACCCCGCTTGTAGGTCATGTTTCCTACCTGATAGATCGTGTTGTGTATGATCTCTTGAGACAACGGTTTGATCTCTTGCATCAACAACTTGTTGTGTTTAACTACGTCACTCTCTATTTGACTCCGTAGTTTTAAGAGCCTACCTTGCAGATCTATTAATTTCTTCACATCTTTAGCGTTCATATCTCTTTGACCTTTAATGTGTGGTACCACGCTAGGGGTTTATTCTTAGCGCGGGAAGTAACCTTATCGTACTGGATAGCTTTGGGCCAACAGTATTTCTTGTAACCACAAAACGTACACTGTTTATTTAAGAGCTTATTTCCCGTATAAATTTTTTCACCTTTTACGGTGAAGCACTCATCTTCGGGTTGCAAAGGGGGCTTCTTAAATGTGAAGTTTGACATGAGGGCTTCCACTGCTTCTGCGGCTTTACCTAAGTACTTCTCTCTATCTTCTTCCTGATCGTCGGGGGCCTTCACAAACTGGATCTCTCCAGATGATTTATCCACAACGATCCACCCACCGAAATCCATCCCTTTGGATTCGGCGTAGAGATGACCCTGCACAAGGTAACCGAATGGGTCGTCTTCCTTGAGGGCCTCGTAACCTTTCGCAAACTTCATGTTGTAGGAGTACGGGCTAGCAGACTTGATGTCCCAAACCTTTTTCCCATCAACCGGATCATCTAGAATGATATCTAATGAGCCCTTGACGTTCTCACCCCCAATGTTCAGGGCACACTTACTCTGGGCATCTGAGGTTTTAATGTCGGCACCCTTGAGTATCGCCATCACAGCGCACTCGACTAAGTCCCCGATTAAGAACCGCAAGATTGAATTGTAGGTCATC